CGCAGCCAGTCGTACCAGGCGTCCAGGCCATCGCCCTTGCGGGCGGCCACGGGGAAAATCTCTATGTCCTTGTTGAGCTTTCTGGCGTGGGCGCTGGCCGCGTCCAGGGCGGTCAGCGCCGCCTGTATCTCGGCGCGGCGCGGGGCCGCCAGCTCGGCCTCGGTGGGCGCGGGCGGATCGGCCAGCATGGGCCTGCCGTCCGCGTCGGGCACGATGCGTTTGCCCTGGCCCCGCCCGGCCCGCAGCGCGGCGTACTCCTCGGCGGTGATCTCCACCGAGTCTAGTGGTATGGATTCGCCGTGGTAATTGCTGTCGAAAAAACCTCTCGCAGAATGTGAATGATACAACATGGCTAGCTCCTCCTGTCTATCTGCCGACTGCGACCAGAATAAATGACGTTGCGACACGTGCGCCCGCCGTCGTCCAGCCGTTGAGCAGTACAGACGTTAAGGGGGTGCCGGAAGATTGCGTGGTGGCGATATAGGGCGCATTGCCCCCCAAGATCGCTACAGCACGGCCAACACTTTTGAAAGCTATCGGATATGTCACCTCAATCGGTCCTGACGCCGATGTCGTCCCGTAGACCCATTGCATGAGTGTACCGTCAGGCAATGTCTGGTAGTCTACTCCGGATGCAAACGCCCCGGATGCATATTTGAGCGCGGCAGAGCCGCCCACCACAAACCAGTGCACCCCATTGCTCAAGAGGTCCACAGTGTCGCCCGCCAGCAGCGCCACAGAGGTGAGCGCGGCGAGAGTGGGGGCCAAGATGTTATCCGCTCCCGCCCGCGCCACGGTGACGGTGCCGGTTCCGCCGTTGATGAGCTTGACGCGCGAGCCGCTGGGACACGTGGATGCGGAGGGCAGTGTAATCTGATACGTGACGCCGGAGCAGAAGAGCACCTTGCCTGCATCTGCGGCGGTCAGCGTAGTAGCCCCGGTGATTGATCTATGCGCCTGGGAATTCCCCAACGCCCGTTGGAGAGCCTCCATCGTGGCGAGCTTCGTTGTCGTGTCGAACTGCGGTGGGGTGGTGCCCGCGAGCATGGCGTTGGCGATGAACGCCGCGATGGCCAGCTTGAGCTGCTCATAGTCGCCCTTCACCAGCTCAATTCCCGCCGCCTCGATGACGCGGCAGATGTTCTCCTGCACGTCGTTCGTCCAGACCGCATCCAGCTGGGTCGGCTTGATGTCGTTGGCTGGATCGCCATCGGTGAAGAGGTGGTCCGCCGTTGATCCGACGCTGTCTGTCCTGTGCATGGTGCCTCCTTATGTGCCGTAATGGAATCTGACGATGGTGTGGGCCGGGGCCAGGCGGCGGATGGTGCACTCCAGGCGCTCATTGCCCCAGCTGCGTAGCGGTTCGCCCATGCAGCCCTGCCCGACCTTGAAGGCGCGGACGGGCGTTGATGGTGCCTGAATGGCGAAGGTATGTGCCCAAGGCCCGTTGGAGAGCGGGTCGCCGACACAGCTCATGCCCACGCGAAATGGCCGGTACTCCCGCACGGTGCACACGGCCCCGGACAGCAGCGTGGCCAGCTCGGCGAAGTATTCCGGCGTTTGTCCGCCCTGGGCGGTGAGCTTGGCCAGCACGGCGGCGCGGCGCTCGGCAATGGTCTCGCTGGCCTGGGAACATTGGTCCGGCAGGCCGCACATGGCCTCCCATGTCTTCAGAAGCTGGAGCGTCTGGGCCGGGTCCAGCTCGGCCAGCAGCTCGTGCGACGTGGCGTCGATGCGGGCAGGCTCCTGGGCCAGGGCGGCCAGAAGCGCGGCCAGCACGGTGCCTTCCTCGCAGGTCCAGGCGGCCCCAGGGGGCAGCAGCTGGGCCAGTTGCCGGGCGTAATCCTCTGCGCTGTATAGCTGCATGGCGGCTCCCTTTAGGCGAAGGTGACGACGCCCAGCACCGGGAACTGCATGGCCGTGGCCACAACGTCTGCCGTGGGGCTGGTGATGGTGTGGTCCGTTTCGCCAGCGCTCACGCTCACAGCCTCGCGCAGGTGCGAGAGGTAGATGGTGCCGCCGGGCTCGGCCTCGCGCGCGAAGAGGTCGCCCAGCTCGGCCAGCACAGCGGCGCGGGTGGCGGCGGTATCGGGCGAAAGGGCCAGGGTGATGGGCACAAGCAGCGCCGTGGGGGCAAAGGCGAACACATCGGCGGTGACTGGACGCTTGCTGTCCAGGTAGGTCTGCACGGCTTCCACAAGCACGCTGGAGGGGATGGGGCCATCGTCGGCGTCATCGGCCACGACGGCCACGCCAACTGTATCTCCCCCCATGTGCAGGGGGTAGACCCAGGCGCGGGTGATGCCTGGCACCTCAAGCGCCCAGGATTTGTAGTCCGCCACGTTGCCGCCCATGGGCGGGGTCTGGATGCGGGTCAGGATGCGCGCGCGCAGGGCCTCGTCGCCCTCGATATCAACGCCGCCGGTGAGGCCGCCCGTGGCCACCGTGGCCGTGCTTTGCATGGCGGTGACAGGCGCGGTGAGGGTGAGCGAGATCCCGGCGGCGGTGTTTCCCGCTGCGCCCGCCGCGCTGGCTGTGACGCTGGCCAGGGCAACGCCCCCGGTCACGGTGGCGTCGGCGTCGGTGATGAAAAGCGCGCCGTCCACGCGCTGCATCTCGGTTCCTGCGGGCAGCACCGCGCCCTCCGTGCCCGGCAGGGACACGGAGCCCTTGGCGGCCACGGCGACCTTGCGCGGGACCTTCCAGGTGCGCGCGTGCCGATCCAGGTACTCGGCCTCGGCGCTGTCCACAAAGGGCTGCCCGGCCAGCCACTCCAGGTAGCCGTACTGCATGTGCGTTTGCCCGGCCAACACGCGCGCGAGGACGGAAACAACGGAGCGGGCCATGGGGGTGGCCCCGTCCAAGAGCCGCCCGGAGAGGTCGGTCTCGGCGCGGGCGATGAGGGCGGGCAGGGTCGGACGGTTGATGCTCATTGGCTACCCCTGGAGGCTATACGTTTCGGTGGTGGTGTCGTACTTGAGCGAGTAAGACTGCTCGCCCTCGCGCCGGGTGATGCGCACGGAGAGCAGCCACATGCCGCGCGCCGGGGCCGTGGCCGTGACGGCGACCGCCTTGGCGTGGCCGTCGGTCACCAGCCAGGCCAGGGCCTCCTCGGCGTAGTCCTTGATGCGGACAAGCACGCTGGGCAGCTGCTTCTCGCGCTTGATGAGCCACAGGCGCGAACCGATCTTGTCTTTGCCCCCGGCCAGGGTGGCGGGCAGTGTGGCGTCGCCCCACCAGCCCTTGCGGTCATTGCCGCCAGCGGGCAGTTCGTCGCCCGGCTCGGCCTGCCGGTCGGTGAACAGCGAGATGATGACGGCGGTGAGCAGGCTGTCGTCGGTCAGCAGGTCGCTGTCGGCCAGCTGCAGGTCCATGCCCAGCGCGCCAAAGGCCAGAAGGATGTCGGGCATTAATCCACCTCCGGGGGCTGGATGCCGTGTTCAGTGGCCGGCGTGAAGATTGCGCCCGTGCGGTAGGTGTCCATGCGCCAGGTGCCGCCCTCGAAATTGGTGGCTTCGCCGTATCCGGCGATGTCTGTTTCCAGGCGCTCGTCGGCGTGGATCTCCACCTCGCGCCCGGAGAGATGCAGCAGCGTCTCGGCCCGCATGTCGATGACCTGGCCGCGCACCTCGATGACGCCGCCGCGCTTGAGCACGATGCGGTGCCCGGCAGGCTCCTGATCATCAATGGAGTAGAGCGCCACCTCGCCGTCCTGGAGGTCCTTGAGGCGATAGCGGCGGTCATCCATGGCGATGATCACGCCGTGGGCGCGGCTGCCGCCCAGGAACAGGCACACGCCCTCGGCTCCCGGCAGGGGCACGCTGGTCAGGCCGTAGTTCTGGATGCGCTCCACGTCGTCGGCGGTCTCCTCGGCCAGCAGGCCCACCTGGACGGCCTGCATCTTGAGGCCGTCGTTGGCCAGGCGCAGCACGCAGCGCGCCGCAAGGCCGTGGATGGCGTTCCAAAGGCTGCGGAGAGGATCGCTCATTTTCCACCTGCCAGGATGCGGGCCTGTTCGTCCTTGGAAAGCTCCACCGCGCCCTTGAACGTGTCGCCTCCTGCGCCGCCAGCGCCGCCCTTGGCGGTCTTTTCGGCCTTGAGGTGCTTCTCGAACTCCTGGGCGTAGGCCAGGGGCGAGCGCAGGGTGAGGGTGGTGGTGGTGCCGCTGGAGCCGGAGATGCGGTGCACCACCTTGCCGATCATGAGGTCCTGCTCCACGCGCAAAAAAGGGATGACCGCCCGGCACATGGCGTTGAGCGGCCAGAGCGTTCCATCGCCCTGCCGCCAGCCCTGCACGGTCACCTCCACGGAGGCCGACCGCCCGGCGCTGACGCTGTTGTCCCAGTCGGCCCGGCGCTTGGCCGTGGCCACGTCCTTGGGGGCCTCGCCGGTGATGACCTTGGGGCGGTAGCGCCCCACCGTGGCGTCAAAGGAGACGCCGAGCACGGCGGCGGCCTTGTCGCCATGCTCGGAATCGCTGCCCCTGTTCTGGGCCAGCACGCGGTACTCGCTAAAGCGCCCCTTGGCGTCGAAGCTCGCACTGGCGGAGAGGATGTTCCGCCCCTGCATCAGGGCCGTGGTGGCTCGGCCCATGCCGATGGCGACGATGAGGATGCCGCCGGAGGCATCGGGCATGGCGAGCAGCTCGCGCTGGCGCAGGGCGCGCTCCAGGCACTCCCAGGCCGACTCGCCCGGCTCGATCTTATGCACGGGGATGGCCGCGCCTTGGTTGGCTGTGCAGCGCACGGCCACGCCAAAGGGCCTGGCCAGGATCTCGGCCAGGCGCGAGCAGGTGAGCCCCTTCCACTGACCGGGCTTGTGCACGGCGGCGCAGTCCACCAGGTCGGCGCTGGCATCGCGCCCGGAGATGGAAATTTTGTGGTCCGTGGCCCCGAAGCTCGGATTCACCGTGTCGATGTAGCCCCGGATGAGCTGATCCGCCGCCGCGCCGGGTGTGGCGCTGGCGCGGGTGGTGATGCGCACCGGCTGGCTGGCCGCGATGGGCAAGGCGGTCATTCCCGGAGCCCAGCGGTCCACCAGCGCCACCTCGAAGGCCCCGGACACGGCGTCCACCGCGCGGGTGATTGTGACGTCGCTCCAGCCCTTCCAGGCGATGCCGCCGATCTCAAGCGCCACGATTTCAGACGGCACGGAGCACCTCCAGATCGCCGGGCGGCACAAAGCCCGGATGCCGCACGCGATTACGCGCCAGGATCTCGGTCTCCACCGTGGTGGCGTCGGCCCCGTAGCCGGGCGAAACAACGAAGCGCTGGGCCAAGGCCAGGGCAGGCTGCACGGAGACGCTCTGCACGGTGGCCACCTCCGGCGCTGTGCCCGCGCTTTGGGCCAGGGCCTGCACCGTGCTGGTGCGCAGCCCAACCAAGGCCGTAAAGGCGTCGGCGTCGGTGGTGGTGTCCAGCACGCCGTCTATGGCGTCCACGATCTGGGTGCGCAGGGCGGCGGCCTCCTGCCTGCTGGCGGGCTGCACCAGGGCAACGGTGCGGGCGGCCTCGGTGACGGCGGCGGTGCGCTGGTAATCGGAAATGGCGGCCAGGTTGTTCGCCGTGGTGGTGCGCACCGTGCCCGCGCCCGTGGGGGCTGTGACCACCGGGGCGGCGCTGGCCACGGCAAGCAGGCCGGAGACGCGCGAGGTGAGCGCGCTGGAGGTGCCGGACGAATACGACGAGCCGGAGGAACCGGAGGAGCTTGCCCCGTAGGCGGAGACGAGCGAGCTGTAGGACCCGGAGAGCGCGAACAACGGGGAGGCCAGCTCGGACGGCAGCAGGCCAGCCAGATCCGCCGGGGTGAGATTGGCCAGGCGCGCAAGGGCGCTTGGCAGATCGGCGGCCAGGTTGGCCACGCCAGCGGTTCCGGAAAGGGTGTCGCCCAGGGAGCGCAGGGCCTCGAGCGTGCTCTCCTGCACGGCCACGGGCACGCCAGCGATGGTGATGCGCTTATCCAGCACGCCGCCCAGCACGCCCATGGTGTTGTCCGCCTTGGTGCCGGAGAGCACGCCCGGCAAAACCGCGCCCGTGGGGGAGGTCTCGCTTCCGGCCTCGGCAAAGGTGAGGCTGAAGCGGGCCATGCCGCCTTCCTTGGCGCTCTCGCGCAGGCGCATGCCCGTGCACACCAGCTGCCGCTCCGGGCTCCAGGGCACGATGAGCGCGCCAGGTCCTTCGGCGTTGCACGCGGCCTCGAGCTGGTCACGGGCGGTCATGTAGCCAGCCCCGATGACGTAGGCCTCTACCGTGAAGGTGGCGGCCTTGCGGCCCATGTCTTCCGTGAAGGGCATGTCGCGGCCGGGGAATTCGTGGGTGACGGCGCGGCGGCCGCCCTCAAGCTCGCGCTGCTCGACGAAGAAAGCCACGCCCCGGAAGCTGGCGGGCTTGAGGCTTGCGCGCCAGCCGGACGCGGTGATGCCGCCGGACTTGGCGGCGGAGGCCTCGCCGGCCTTGGCGGCAGCTAGGCTGTTGAGGGTGGGAAGGTATTCGCGCAAGGGCATGGGGGCGCTCCTAGTGGGCCATGGCGGGACCCATGTCCCAGCGCACGTCCATGTCTACAGGCGCGCCAGCTTGGCGCACCTCTGCTCCACGCGGCAGATTGGCGAAATCAACAGTGACCTTGCTCTCCTTGCGCTCCAGGCTGGTGAAGCGGCTCTCCTGAATCTGCCGCTGCAGCTGCGCTGCGCCCAGGGAGGGCCGGGCGGCAGGCGCTCCAAAGTCTGCAGTCTGGTCTCCCCAGGCCTTTCCCCAGTCCCGCGTTGCACCGGGAGACGCGCCCTCGCGTCCAGATGCGCCCTTAACTTCGCCGCCCCCCTCGTCCGCGCCGAACAGCTTGAGAATCCACTTGGGCGTCTTTTCCTTGAACCAGGTGGTCATCTGTTCCCAGTTCTTCCACAGCCAACGCACAGCCCCGACAAGGGCGGTGATGGCCGCTATGCCCGGCGCCACCATGGCCCCGATGCCAGCGAAAATAGGGTGCTTCTTCACGAACTGCGCGAAGGCGTCCCAGTTTCGCCACAGTGCGACAATGCCGACGACAAGCAGCGTGATGCCGCCAGCTATCCAGCCAATGGGAGTCGTCATGATGGCCGCGCCCAAGGTCCAGAAGGCGACGCAAAGCTGTCCGATGGACCCCACGAGCTTAAGGCCCATGAGCGAGGCTACGGCGATGCCGAGATTTTCCCAGCCACCAAGCAAGTCCGCCGTCCAGGCCAAGCCCTCGCCGATTGTTTGCAGCGCGCCCGCAAAGCCCACGCCAGCGTTCCACGCGTTGTCCAGGAAGTTGGTGAGCTTGGCCCCCCACTCGGAGGCCCAGGCGTCCAGGCTGCCGTCCTGGCTCATGCGGTCAATGACGGCGAGGATGCCTTCCAGCTTGCCCTTCATCCAATCGAAAGCGCCATTGCTCATAATCTTCATGGACATGCGCGAAAGTCCGTCCATGAGGTTCGACCACATGCCGCCGAAGGTCTTGGAGAGGTTCGCCATGCCGCCGCCGTACTTCTCGCCCCAGATCTTGGTGAGCGTGGCCTGGATGGCTGCGCGGTCGCCCGCCTTGGCCATCATCTTGGCCTGGGCCCCGGCGGCGTTGGTGTATTCGTAGACGATCTTGTCGCCCACCTTCTTTCCGACGATGCCGAACTCCTTGAGGCGCTCGTTCTCGCCGGTCACCGCGTCGGCAATGGCCTCCACGGCCTGCTTGAGGGGCTTGCCCATGGATGAGCTGGTGTCGCCCAGGG